GGTGTTTTCAGTTTAACCTTATAAAGGTTACGACTTAATTTACATTAAGTTTGTAACTTTTACTGATCTATAATACTGGTTACGATCTGCTGTAAATGTGTCAGCATCTGTAGTTCCGTCAGCCTGCATTACAAATGGGTTAGCAATCATGCCATACCTAGTCTTGAAACCAATCTTAGGTTGGAATGTGCTAGGGTCTATGGCCCTAACCATTTGAAGTGGGACGTATGGACAGTAGAAAAGACCTGCGTCATAAGGGCTAGTGCCTTTATAACCTGCTACATAGAACTGACTAGCAGCTCCTGTGTTAGCAGAATATGGATCTATGTAAACTCTGTAACGACCGTTTAGAACTCCGGCAAATGTATTACCTGTGTCATCAACGTTTAAATTTGTTGATAATGCTGGAGCATAGTCTAAAACGCCAGCCATTGCAAGAGCAGAAGCCACGTCTGAAGAACAGATAATAAAATTACCTTTTCCACGTCTTGTGTCTTGTGCGATCACGTTAGCATCTCGTTCAATGTTAAACAATAGACCTTTAAATCTTTCTACGGACCACCTACCGTTACTGTCGACATCTAAGTCAAAAGTTCCAGCAGTAGCAGTTGAGGCTGAGCCTGTTTTTGCTACTTTGTAAATAGTTCGAATTACCTCACGGTTAATTTCAGCTAGTATTTCCTGTGAAAGGATATTACTTAGCTCGGATTCTGCATCTAAACCATGAACAGCTTTTAAATCTTGTGCAAGTTCAACTGTGTATTCTGCTTTCAATGCTCTTGATTTAGCAGTAACAGTTGTCTTCTCGATTGAAAACGCCATTTCTTGTAGTGTAGTTGAGTCTCCGAAGCCTTCAGCTGTTGCTGTGGCAACGCCTCCGCCAGTTGTGTAGGTACCATCTACTGGATTAGCTCCAGCATGTGTTACTGCACCCGAAAAGTCTGTATCAGCTTCGTTAAATAAAGCCTCTGTACCAGCCATTGTGGTATAGTGTGACTTCATTGCGAAGATAAGACCTGTTGGGCCTGACATAGGTTGTACGCCACAAACGTCATAAGCCATAAGGTTAGGCAAAGCACGTCTAACTAACGATATTAATATCGGATCGTAGTTGTCAACGCCTGCACCTGTTTGGTTTGTGTGTGTAGCCTCGAAAAGAGCTTCCTTCTCCTCACGGAGAGCTTTCTCCTGATTTTCGAGCACTACTGTCGTAACCGCACGCTTGTAAGGATCCGCGATCTCTTGTAGATCAGGATGCTCCAATACGGGCTGCCACTTTTTCTGTAGTTCTTCTGAAAGATACATCAGTTTCTCCTTGTTTTACGTTTGTTATTTATTATAACCTAATTATTTATAATAATTTTAATTTTTAACATCAGTAAACTTAACTGCTTGAGTAATACCTTGTACATATTTACCCATTACAGTTCCGTCTTCTAATGTTCCCTGATCAACGCTATCTTCTAGCTTATCGCTATCATCTGCTTTCGCTTTAGGAAAATAGTTTTCCTTGATAACATTTAGTTTAGAAGTATACAGCTCTTCGTTGTCGTAAGTTACGTCTTCGATTAGAGTTGCAAACTTTTCAACTTCTGTTTCAGCTAGATCGTCAACCACGGAACGGAATACTCTTTCCTTTTGCAGTTGTTCCCTGTCTTCGCTGATTTCCACGGACTTGTTAATCTCTTCGTCTAACTTAGATTTTAACTCGTCTATTTCGTTTTGCTGAGTTTTTAGTACATCGAATTTTTCTTCAGGAACATCGATGTAATGATTTTGGAATGTTTCTTTAAGATCTTTAATAAAGCTCTCTGTGATTTCATTCTTAAGACCATTCTCAACAGCTAGTTCATTCTCTGACATCCATTGCTCAGTTACATAACTGAGATATTTGTCAATGTTTTCTACTAGCTTTTCTTTAGCTTCTTCGAAAGCCTTATTGGCTTCCTCAACAAGTTCGTCTTCAATAGAATCGATTTGTTGATTGACTCGAGCTACAACGACAGTCTCAAATAATGAGGCTGCTTTTGTTTTGAATTCTTCTGAAAGATGCTCTTCGTCAGCAAATAAGTTAGCAATGTCTTCTTCAAAAAGTGTTTCAGAAGTTTCTTCTTCTTCACTTTCTTCGTCTTCTTCTACTATCTCTTCTGCCTCAGCTTGTGTTTCTTCCTCTGCGGGTGTTTCCACTTCTTCACCTTCTGCTACGACTTCATCTTCAGTCTCAA